TGAGTTGTTGCAGCTTCTGTTAGCTCTAAATTCCCATATCTGTTTTGACTAGGGTTTAGATACTCGTAGTTTTCAAAGTTATATATATTGTGCAAATAATCGTGTGGCATCTTATTGTATAAATATTATAAAAGGGAAAGGGAGTTACCCCTTTCACCTTTCTAATTAATTTAATCTATTATGCTGGAGCTACACATTTAACAGCAGCTTCTTTTCCTGAAGATTGAGCAATCAAACCATCAAGTAAAGTAGAAAGTACCAAAGAAGTACCACCACTTAAAGATTGAGAGTAAGGATCAACCAAAATATCAAGACCACCAAACATAGCTAAGTGAACTTTCTCCATATCCAACATTAAAGCTCTTGCTCTTGAAGCAGAGTTTCCGTCAGAACCTACGTTATCTGAAATAGCGTAAGGAATGTTAAGAACAGTTCTATCAACTAAGTTCATAGAAGCAGCATTGAAAGCAGAACCATCTTTAGCAGCAATTTGAGCAGCTAAGTCAGCGTAAGCATCACCATTCAATAATAATTTAACTGAAGGCTTGTTTACATCGTTTGACTGAGAAATCATTTTGCTAAACATAGACTGAACAGTTGCTAAAGCTGTAGAGCTAGTCCAAGCTTGAGTACCTGAAGTGTAAGGAACACCATCTTCAAATATTGACTCAGGACCTTGAGCAGCATTTCCACTTACTAACAAGTTCTTTTCAAATTGAGCCATAATAGCTGTTGCAAAGTTTCTTCTGAAAGCAGCCTCTATAGAAGCGTTTTGAGCTAAAGCAGCGTTAGAAACATTAGTTGCAGCAACAATAGTGTGAGGGTTTAATTGACCACCACCGATAGTACCTGCAGCAGGTTGGGCTGAAGAACCATTTTCAGGAATAAAACCTGCAGTAATTCCTGCTACGATTGGAATTTTTTGAGAAGCAGAAACACCTGTGTACATTGTAGCACCATTTCCAACTAATACAGAAGCAGCAAACATATCATCTACGAAAGATTTAACCTCTACTGGTTGAGAGTTAGGTGTTAAAGCTGTGTTTGCACGAGATTCCAAAGCAGAGTGAGGTATAGCCACACCTTTAAAGTTTTGAGAAGGGTTCTCGTTACGAGCCTCTTGATCCATTTCACGAACAAGACCTTCAACACGACCACTTTTAGCAGCGTTAAATGCATCTACAAAAGAAAATGCTCGTAATTCTTTAGAATCAGAAACATTTTGAGTTGCGTGAGAAACAGGAATAGAAGCTGCTTCAGCGTTTAATTTTTCTTGACGTTCAACTACCTCAATGTCTTTAGCTAGTTTGTCAATGTTAGTCATCATATCATCGTATGATACTTGCTCGTCAGCAGTAAAGTCACGAGTCTCACCTTTAGCCAAGTTTAATAAAGTATCAGCTTTTCCAATAAGCTCTGCTCTCTCTTGACGAATTTCAATCGAATTTTTCATATTCGTTTTTTTAATTTTAATTCATTACTTAATAAATTTAACTTTGAATCATCAAATGATTCCTCAACCTTTTGCTCCACTTCTTCCACTTGAGGGGTTTCTTCTACAGTTGCTTCCGTCTCGAAAGCTTCTTTAGAACGAAGTGCAACATCAGTATTAGCATAAGCACCAACACCAACTATAGAAACATCAACAAGCCGACCAATTTTTTTAATTTCTCTTCTTGTTATATCTCCGTCTTTACTCCAATCATCTTCTTCTACTGTAAAAGCAAATGAAGATTCATAAAGTAAACCTCGTTTCATTAATTCTGCTACATCATTACCAGTTGTTGTGTTAGGTAAAGTAGCATCGTATCGTAACCCTCTTTCATCTACAGATAGTTTTAAAGTACCACCCATATTTCTATCCAATATTAAGTTTGGATCGTGATTAAAAGTTAAGATTACATTATCGTCTAAACGACCATCAAAAGCATCAGTAGATATAGTTTCTCTAAAACCTAAATCTCTACTATCTGTGTCGAATAAAGCAGCATATCCACTAACTCTTTTCTCATCTTTATCTTCGTCTTTTGTGACTTGATATTCTGCTCTATATAGTCTTATTTCTTTATTTTCCATATTATAACTATTTTTTTCTTCCTTCATACTTTTCTTCACAGGGTGATTACTTGGTAATAAATCAGTATCGTGTTTACCTGAACGAAACTTACCTTTCTCCATCGCATAAAGAAAAGAATTAACTCTAGCATATGCCCATTGTTCTGGTGACTTTACACTAGGTCTTACTGAACCAGGATTTGTTTTATAAGCACCAATACCTCTATTAAATACTTTACCTAGTTTAGCAGGTGTTACTTTAGCGTTCCAAGAAATATTCTTCTTACCTACTTTTTCATTATGGTCATCTGCCTTTTTTTGTAAACCTTTTTTAACAGCACCTGTCAAAGCTCTATCTTCATCTTCTTCGTCTTCTTCGTCTTTATATTGCATATTGTCATTGACTTTACTCATCACTTCCTTTGCTTGTTCGTGATTTTCAAAAGGCATATAATATGTTTTGCCATCCATAGTGTGTTCGTGTGAACCAACACCACCTAGCTTTTTTGCTTGTGCTTCAGCTTCTTCTTTAGAATCGTACAATGGTAATTCTATACCATCAGTTATCATTGTACCTACTTTCATTCTATTTTCTTCTTCTTTTTTTATTTGTGCAACTTTTTTCTTTGACCAACTAAAACCTGCATCACCACCCCATAAAGCGATGGCTATCCTACCTGCACTTGGGTAGCCTTCTTCACCTTGTCTATAACCTTCAGCTTTTTTATCTACTTGATGTCTTGAATGAAAAGAAAACATTCTTTTTATAGATGATAAACTAAGGTCACCATTTATTATATCTCTTGCTCTTGCTACACCGACTGCTGTTCCACCTCTACCAAACTCTTTTCGCCACTCTAAACCTTTCTTGGCTTCTGCAACCATACCAGATGTTGGTGTTCTATCTATGTCTTTTAAAGCCATATTATAAATCTGATCTAGTAGTTGCAGTACCTAAATCATCTAAAGGCATCATATTGCTTTGCATATAAACGCTTTCACTAGCACCACCCATAGAATTAAAGTCCTCAAATTGTCTTACCTCATCAGGAGATAGCACACCAATATTTACTAATGTTCTATAATAATCTGCTCTAGTCTTAGAGTCACCTCTTAACAAAGCAGTCAAGTTAAATTTAAAATATTGTTTACCTTTTTGTTTTACAGGTACTAATTTTTGATTTAGTGCAGTTTCGATTCTCTTAATCCAGGGGGTTATAGTGTGAACAACGAAATCTATTTGTTGTGCTTCTATTGAACTATAACTAATTTTACTCAAATCATTAATCATATGATTTGGCACTCTGAATATTCTAGCTATATCACTTACTTGATATTGTCTAGTTTCAAGAAACTGTGCTTGGTTGTTTGGAATACTTCGTGGAATAAATTGCATACCTTCTTCAAGTATTGCAGTCTTACCAGCATTTATAGAACCACTATAAGTTTGATTCCAACTAGCTCTCAATCGCTTTGCTGTTTCTGGTTTTAATGTACCAGGATGTGATAAAATCCCACCAACAGTAGCAGAATTTTTATAAAAAGATCCTGCATATTTTTCAATAGATAAAGATATTCCTAAAGACTCAGCTGCACTCTCTATTGGTGATTTACCAATAACACCATCAGTAGATATACCCTTGATGTGTAGCATATTAATTGAGTTTACTTTACCTGTCACAGGATAAGGTATAATCTCATTTTGATCTATCTCATAATAAACTTCTCTACCATCAGGTGATACATATACATCTACATCATTGCATTGGATAGGGATAATTTGTGTAGGTAAGCCACCAGAGTTTCTTTCAATGTAAGCATAGAAATTACCATCTAAACATAAATCAACTAATATTCTTTCAAAGAAACTAAAAGAATCATACAAAGAAGATGGTTGCTCACTAATTAAAGTATGAAGTGGATTATTTAAAAGTGTAACTCTTTTATCATTGGTGTCTTTTTCGTATAACGAGATTGGTAGAGAAGCTATTGTTTCAGATATTACTCGAACACAAGACCAAACTGATGAAATTGTCAAAGCAGTATCTTTTGATACAACTTGACCACTTGCACTTTGAGTAAAACTTGTATATTGATTAGGATGTAATCCTGTATTGTAAAACCTTTCTTCTTGGGAAGGTTCTTTTGTTTTTCGTCTAAATAAATCTAAAAATGATGCCAAATCCCTTATATTTTTATATACTTTATCCATATATATATATAAAAAAAGGTGTTTTGTGTACTAAATTTTGTTGTTTTTTTCTAAAATATTGTGAATTTTTTTTAAATCCTTATAGATTTGCCTTTTAGAAACAGCCAAAATAGTGCCTATTTGCTCTGCTTTTAGGCAATAAACATACCTTAAATTAACAATAAGACGATGTTTATCACTTAATAAATGATGCACATCGTACCAAAATTTGTCTGCTGTGTTGTTATAATCTTCCTCAGTAAGGTCTATTTTAGGTAATTTAAGCCTATATTTCTTGTGAAAAGGTGATGTAGAAGATAAAACTTGATTTGCTAAGATACGAGCTACATAAAAGTTAAAATGACCTTGCTCGTGAATTGTCATTATTGACTCTTTGTTTTGTGTAAGTAAAATAACACAAACATCTTGTACTAAGTCATCTAAAAAATGTAAATCGTTGTTTGATCTAAGAATATTGAAAGCAATATCTTTAATATTGTCATATTCACTAGCAATTAGTGACTCTTTAGATGAAAAATATTTCTTTATCATCGTAAGTTGAACCACCTTTATTTTTATTTTCCATAGCTTCTGATAAGGCATTTAAACAAGCCACTATACCATCAATCTTGTCTTGGCTTTTTGCCTTATTGGGCTTAACATTTGCGGCGGGATCGTAAGTCAAAACTACATTACTCATCATCCACCTTAACACAGGATCGCCACTATGCCTAAGTTTACCACTAAGTATTAATGTTTCAAATTCTTTAGTAGCTGGTGACATTGTTCTGAATCCTTGTCCCACAGGTATCATAGGGCATCCTTCTTCCATAAGGTCTATAACTATTTGAGAAGCGTTCCACCTATCATAAGCTATGATACGAATATCATACATCTCACTTAGATCTCTAATTTTTTGTTTTATGTAATTGTAATCACAAACATCACCCGGTGTGTAAGTAATGTACCCTTCTCTTTGCCACTTATCATAATTTACTTTATCTCTTTCAGACCTTCTTTTAGCATTTTCTTCTGGAATGAAGTTGTGATTAATTATATCATAACCACCTTCATCATCAGGGAAAAGTAAAGCTAAACAAGTAACATCTCTAGTAGAAGCTAAATCAAGGCCTGCATAACAAGGCTTACCTCTAAGAGATTCTTTATCAACTTCACCATCGCAGGCCATCCATTGAGAATCAGTCACCCAACTAATATCACTTGTAACCCATTGATTCAAATGAAGTCGCAAAAAGGTCGGAAGATATGAAGGCTCATTTTTTGCTCTAGTAGATTGTTGTTTCATATACTCCTTAGTTATAATCTTACCATAACCAGGATTAGCCTTTTGCCAAGTTTCTTCAGCGTGTGGATCATCATCTTTATCTGCTTCATAAATGATAGCTAAAAATGACTCGTCTTTGATTGTACCTTTAATTAGTTTTTTAGAATAATCATATAACTCTTTTGATATGTGGTGTTTATGATTACCTGATCCAGCTGTTGTTATTAGAAGCATAAGTGGTTGTAATCTAGCACCCATACTTGTAAGTAACACATCGTATAGGTCACGATTCTTATGTGAATGTACCTCATCAAGCAAACAACAAGATAAATTTAAACCGTGCTTTGTATCAGCATCAGCAGAAATAACTTTGTAGTAAGAACCTACTTTATCGTATGTAATTGAATCCCTAAATGTACCTGCTCGTTTTATAAGATTAGGTTCTTGTAAAACCATATTTTTAGCAATACTAAAACTAAGTCTTGCTTGTTCTTTATCGGCAGCTGCACTTACAATCTCGGCACCTTTCTCTCCATCAGAGAAAAGCATATAGAGTGCTATACCAACCATCAATGTTGTCTTACCATTCTTTCTTGGTAAGAAGATAAAACATTGTCGAAACTTTCTGAGTTTAGTTTCTTTAGATTTCCAACCAAAGATTGATTCTATTATTTCTCTTTGCCAATCTTCTAAAACAAATTTCTCTCCAGCCAACTTGCCTTTAGTGTGCCTACAAAATGTTTCAATAAAATCACAAGCTCTATTAGCAGCCTTTTCATCAAAAAAGTATTTTCTTTTTTTTATGTGTTTTAGATTATTCACTAGAGTTAAAGAAGTTTTCTATTTTTACATCAGGACTATTTGCTTGTTTTTCTATTGCATTTACCTTTGCTCTACTTGAAGGAGTTAAACCAAATTCTTTTAATAATTGAAAAACTCTAACAAAAGATTGATTTGCTATTTGTACTTCTGGTCTTATAACAGACTTTGAATTACCTTCCCTTGAAACAACTTCCATCGTTGTCCCTAATTCATTAACAACTTCTTTAGCTTTTTTATATTCACTATAAGAATCACAAAGCAAAGTTAGTGATAGTGAGTCAGCTTCAGTTAAGACCTTCATATCAAAAAGAAGATTACTCAATTCCACAAAAGCCTTCTGACCATCTTTTGACAACCAAGTTGGTATAGGTGGTTTGACAGGATCAAGTATAGGCTCGTTAGGATTTT